CGGATAAAAAGGTGCGCGTAAGCTTTGAAGACGGCGTAAGCATGAGCTACGATACGGCTAGCTCTACTCTTGAAATTGCGGCACCGAAGCAGATAAATATAACCTGCGAAAACGCAAATTTGAACGCTAAAAACGTAACCGTAACGGCAAACGACACCGTCGTAAAAAGCCCGAGCATAAAGCTACTGGGCAACACGTTCATAGAGGGCGCTATAAATACGGCAGGCGATGGCGGCGCAAGCGGAAGCTTTGAGATAAACGGAAACGTAAAAATAACCGGGTCTATAACGACGGGAGGCAACGCAAATTTCGGCGGCAGCGTAAGAGACGGCAGAGGCGATCTAACCAACCATACCAACAACGGGGCGGCGAGGGACTAATGGCAAAGTATCTAGCGGATATAAAACAGAGCATTAAAGACATCTTGCTTACGCCTCTAGGCTCGCGGGTTATGCTGCCAGAATACGGCAGCCGTTTGTTCGAGCTAATAGACCGCAAGGTAGACGACGAGTTTAGAGCCGATCTTGCCTGCTACGTCATAGAAGCCGTAGAGAGATGGGAAAAACGAGTGAAGATAGACGAAGTAAAACTAATAAGCCTAAAAGACCATAGGCTAAATTTTAAGATCGTTCTAATTAGCGGCGACGAGATAGGGATAGAGCTATGAGTTTTTTAAAAAATTTACCGTATCCGGGCGTTATCGAAGAGCTTAACTACGACGAGCTTTTAAAGGGCGTTAAAGAGCTTTTTAAAAGCTATTTGACGGATAAAGAAATTTCGCTTTTGGAGAGCGATAATTACTCCGCCCTGCTTGAGACGCTGGCTTACCGCGAGCTACTTTTGCGCGCTCGTATCAATAGCGCTGTAAAATCTATGCTTTTACCTTTTGCCCAAGGTAGCGATCTTGACAATATCGTGGCGATATACGGTATTGAACGGCTAAAAGGCGAAAAACCGACGGCCGGTATCGAGCTTTCGCTTTCGACTCCTAGAGATGCGGATACGATAATTCCGGCCGGAACCGTTTTAACTAGCGACAACGGCGACGTCGCCTACATCAAAGAAACGGCGATCGTCAAAAAAGGAGAATTAAAAACTACGGCCGTATCGGTGCTGGATATTTTTATAAAATCAAGCCCGCTAAAGTGCGAATATATCCAAACGCCTTTTCCTTTCGTGCTAAAAGCAAAACAACTAAGCGAGTTTGGGGGCGGCGCGGAGGTAGAAAGCGACGAAAGGCTAAAGGAAAGAGCCGTGCTGTCTTTGGAGAGATTTAGTACCGCGGGAAGCAAAAAAGCCTATATATATCACGCCCTTTCGGCAAACGCAAAAGTAGAAGAAGCCAGCGTACTAAACGGGGGACCCGGCATAGTAAAGGTATACCTAAAAACTAGCGATATGAGCGAAGAAACGAGACAAAGCGTAGCGGACTATCTAAGCGGCGAAAAGATTCGCCCGCTAACCGATACGGTTATAGTAGAAAACGCTACGATAAAAAATATAGAGGTTAGGGCCGAGCTGGAACTAACCGATATGTTTTTGCAAGATAGCATCGACAAGGAGATTAAAGGTTCGAAAAGCTCTCTTTCTATCGGCGAAGATCTAAATTTAAGCTACGTATATTCTACGCTTCACAAAAGCGGAGTATATAGGGCAAGGCTAATAACTCCGAGCGCAGATACCAAAGTAGGAGACGATAGCTTTATAAAAGTAAGTTTTTCTCTAAGCTACAAAAAGGCCGAACTATGAACTTGCTGCCAAACCACAAAAGTAAATTCGACAAGAAATTTGACGAGCTATTTGGAGTAAGGCTTGATAATCTGGATTTGGGAGCGATAAATATACTGGCCGACTCTTGCCCGGCTTCTCTTTTGCCCATACTGGCTCAAAGCTACGACGTGGATATAGAGGGGCTTGGCGAAACGGGCGCTAGGGGCCTAATAAAGGAAGCTTTTAAGATTCATTACTATAGCGGTACTTTTTACGCCGTAAAAAAGGCGGTTCATGCGATAGATAGCGGCGCGATAATAGTGGAAGGAAATTTGGGGCAAAAATATAACGGAAGCATAAAACACGATAGAAGTAGATTTTACGGCTCAAACTCCCACTGGGCGGAGTATTCGATCATTGCTAGCGTACCGCTCTCAAAGAAAAAAGCAAAACAAATAAGCGATGCGGCAAAAAGCGCGGCGCCCGTAAGATGTACGCTAGTAGCCATAGAATATTCGGCTAATAGCGTGACGTATAACGGGCAAATAAAGTATAACGATCAATTCAATTATGGAGTATACAGTGGCTAACGTAAAAGAAGAAAACAGATGGGAAGAAGGCGTATATCAAATCGAGGTAACCGACCCCGTCGTAGGCGGGGTAGACGGTATAAGCAACAAGCAAGCAAAACAGCTGGCAAACCGCACTAGCTACCTCAAAGAAAAAGTAGACGCGCTCACGCCCGCAAATATCTTTGAAGAAATCAAAAAAATAGACGGGACGGATAGCGGACTGGATGCGGACAAACTAGACGGGCTTGATAGCTCAAGCTTTGCAAAACTAGATAGTACCCAAATCCAGTACTTTACCGGAGACATTGGAGCGGGTAGAAGTTCAAGCTCGAATAACGAGGGCGGAGAGCTAAGGCTAAAAGCTGCACCGATGTCGGGGTTCATAGACAGTGCAATCGACGTTTATTCACCCCAAAGAGGAGTACAAAACATAAGAATACTGCAACCAGACATAAACAATACAGCCAAAATCTTAACAATGCCGGCGGTAGACGGCACGGTTTGGTCTTCGGGAAACATGGGAGCCGGAAGCGGACTAGATGCGGACAAACTAGACGGGCTTGATAGCTCAGCATTTGCAAGGGTAGAACATACTCTCGTAAAGCGTGGTCTACCAAAAGGAGACTACCGAAGTGTAGGCTTCTGGAGAACTGTAGAAGCTGGATGGTATAGCTATAACCACGACTCGATTCAAGGCTCGAACAATCCTTCAGCGTACGGGATTATCCACGTTATAAAAGACGGGAATGACTTTAATATCCTTTGGTACAGAAAAGGTACTGCAGAAATATATCGTGCAGGCTTTAATGGGTCTTTAGCAGAAAATAGCACAATCGGATGGAACATTATTGCAGCTTCTTTAACTACGGGGAGTTACCCAGATACAGCAGTTCTAAGAGACGGTAACGGAGACTTTGCTGGTAGGCGGGTAAGCGCAACTCACCTTGCTGCTTCCGTTCATGTAGCTAGTCAAGCAAACCCTACTATAGACCTAACACAAGCCGACAACTTTGAGATCACGTTAACAGGTGGTGGAGTTTTGACCCTAAGCAACGGGGTTAAGGGGCAAAGCGGGGTAATTACCATAAGCAATGCCGCAGCGAATATAACGGGGTACGCCTCAAACATCAAATGGAGAACAACGCCGACAAGTCTCCAAGCGACGGAAACCTTTGCATATTTTGTTTGGTACGATGGATATATCAGTATAGGACGAGTGTGATGTGGTATATGCTATTAGGAGCCCAAAAGCGGATATACCAAAAAGCCGACGTCCTTTTCTCCGAAACCGCGTCTAGATACTTTGACGGCGGCGGGCAGGTATATACCGACCAAATATCCGTAAAAGGCGACATCAAAGAAATAAGCAAGCTAAAGATCACGACCGTCCAAGAGATACCGGGCCCCGGAAGCAACACGAGGTCGGTAGCATATCCACTGAGCGACTTTCTGGGCTCTAACGGCGCGGCGCAAAAGGCGTATCGAAACGACAACGGCGAAGAGTATTGCACTCTATACGTGAAAATAGAAATTCTAAACGATACTAGTATCAAAATACAAAGACGCTGCTCCGTAAGTAACGGCCGTCACGTAAATTTCTACAGCATCAAAATAGAAGTAGAGGAGTAAAAATGAAACTATATGATACCAAAACAAAGCAAATTCAAGAGCTTGAACTCATAGAAACGAACGAGGGACTGATGTACGTATCCTTTTTGAGTAATGACGATCTCGTAAAAAACGGATACAAAAGAGTGATAGAGGAGCCCGCGCCAAATAACGACGATCCAAGTAAAAAGCTCGTGCTAAAAAGCGAGGAGACAAAAGATAGCTTCAGGATATTCTTTGAGATAGAGGAGCTCTCTCAAGAGGAGAAAGACGCTCAAGCTCTAGCCGACGTCAATGCTCAAATAGAGGAAACCGAAAGCTATATCCGCCACGCTATACTCATCGGAAACGATAGCGCACTCCCCGAGCTTCGCGAGGAATATAAGGAGCTACTAGCCCAAAAACAAGCCCTAGAAAAAGGAGAAAACAAAGATGAAAAAGAAAACTAAACGCTGCGAGATATGCAGCTCAAAGCTAGACAAACAAGGCAACTGTCCTTGGAGCGGCTGCCCTGCAAGCCCGAAATACCAAACGGAAGAAAACGAATCAAAGCAAGAAGAAAAGCAAAAGGATAAAAAATGAGAAGACTAAACAATAAAGAAATTTTGCAAATTTCAAAAAATATCGCTATCGAGCTTCCGCTTGAGATAGCCTCTTTCGTAGTAGTGCCCATAGCTCTAGCTTTTACGAAGCCTAGCGACGATCGTCTGCCCAAATGGGCCAGATGGTTCGAGGACGCCAACGACTATTACGACGGGCAAAACGCGGCCATAAACGGCGACGGCGGATGGAGACGGGATCACTTCCCGCCTCCTAAAAACCGCACGTACTGGGCGAGGCTTTGCTGGCTATATAGAAACCGCATAGGCTATTTTTCAAGCAAATACCTAGGCGTTAAGATGGACGATATAGATCCCTCTAGCGTAGTTACTTTAGGAGACCCTAGCGTAACCTCAAACGGCGGCAGGGTAAGCTCGTGGTGTAAGGTGGAGTGCCGCCTCAAAGACGGCAGGAGAAGATTTGGCTACTACCGCACGATCAGGTGGAGCAAGCGCTTTTATATCAGGATATATGTGGGGTGGAAGCTCATGGACATAGCCGGCGCGAACGCCTCAAACTGGCACGAATATACCCAAGCCGAAGACAAGAAAGCCTTAGAGACAGTATGGGCGTTTCATCCGCTCAAAAAGGTCAAGGAATGAAGCCTTCTACCAAGACTTTCGTCATCATTGCGGCAGTTATATTGATCGCGGTTGCCGCAATAAATTTAATTAAATAAAGGAGCAAAAATGAAGCTGATAGTCGAGAGGATTAAAGAGATTTACGACGGCACGATAGGCAGATTTCGCCTAGTTTCGCAAGATAGGCGCGTGCTGCTAGAGGGCTTTACGCTTGAGCCCGCGGGTCCGGATACCGTAGAGCGAGGCCGCGACAAGCGGATACCGGCCGGAGTTTACAAAACGACCTGGCATGAAAGCGACAAATTTCAAAGGCTTTTGCCGCTGCTTTATAGCGAAAAAGTGCCGAAAGATAGATGCATACTCATCCATAGCGGCAACGTCCCAAAAGATACGCAGGGGTGCATCTTGCTTGGAAACAAGGCGGACGAATACGGAGTTAGCGACAGCAAAAGGGCGCTGGAGGCTTTTATAGGGCTGACGTTCAAAAAAGAATTTCAAGTAGAAATAATGAATAAATTTTAAAAGGGGAGAGCATGAGAGCAAACGTAAGATATCAAAAATCGAAAGGAGTTAGACATGGCTGCTAAGTTCGGAGTAAACGTAACCATAAGCGCCGAGGCCGCAAGGCCTATCAGCGTAGAAAGCGTTACGCCCATAGGAATCGCCGGATACGAGGAGGTCCTAGAAAACGGCCTACATTTTTTCATGACGACGGCAAAGGCGCTTGAAGCGTTAGAGGCAAAATACAAGGCCAAAAAGGACGCGAGCCAAGCCTTTAAAAAAGGCTCGATTTATAGGGCTCTAAAAGGGATTGAGGATCAGGCGGTTAATACGCAAATAATATTAAGCGTATTCACCAAAGACGACGATAGCGATACGAACGACGAGATAACCGAGTGTAAAAAGGCTATATCAGAGCTAACCAAAGCAAAATCTCGCTTCGGATATAACCCTAATCTAATCATAGCGCCGGGATTTAGCAACGAAGACGCCGTAAAAGGCGAGATAGAAAAAGTAGCTACCAGGCTAAAAGCAACCGGCATCGTAGATCTAAAAGCCCAAGACGCGGCCGCGGCGATAGTAAAGATGGCAGACTTCGGCACTAGAAGGCTGGTCGCTGCGTATCCTAACGTCAAGGTTTGGGACGATGAAACGAACGCTTACGTCTACGAAGGGCAAAGCGCAAGAATAGCCGGAATGATAGCCCATACGGACGGCGCAAGCGAGTTTGGATATAGCGACAGCTACTCAAACAGGGTTATGATAGGGGTTTCGGGCACGGAAATAGACGTAGATTTCGAGCTTGGCGAGACGTGCACGGCCGACGAGCTTAGATCAGCTAAAATTTCGACCGTCATCAGAGAAAGCGGCTTTAGGGCTTGGGGCGGAGAGACTAGCGATCAGGATACTATATGGAAGGACCTTGCAAGAGTAAGGGTATTTGACCGTATTTCGCAAGCTTGCCAAAAAGGCATATTATTCGCGATCGATAAAAAAGCCGATCAACTCTATCACGCCAAAAGAAGCGTTAGCGAGCTGCTTAGGGGGCTTGTAGGAGCAAAGGTATTGCTCGGATACGAGCTTAGCTGGAGCGAGAAAAATACGCTGGCAAACATTACGGACGGCAAATTTTACCTAGACGTCAGAATGCAAAACAACCCTATCGTAAAACAGCTTACGCTTGATTTTATCTATGTCGATAAATACGGCGAAACGCTTATGAACGAGCTAAACAAATAAGGAGTAAAAAATGGTAAAAAGACAGATACCTCAGGTGGTACAGGAGGCCAACGCTTTTATAAACGGTCAAGGATATTTAGGCGTCGTTAAATCTCTAACTATCCCAAAGATAGAACAAGAGACGATCGAAGCCAAAGGCGCGCTCGGCGGCAATTTTGCAAGCGGGACGATAAAACCGGTGGAAATGGAATTTAAGCTAAGCGTGCTCGATAGGAACACATACTTGGGCTATGGACTCAACACTTGGAACAATAGAATTCCTTTTTTGTTTAAGGCTAGCGTATTCCAAGCGGGCAAAGGCGCTCCAGAGCCTTTTTCTATGGCCGTAACGGGAGATATTACCGAGATAGACCCGGGAAGCTTTGAAAGCGGAAAAGAGATGGAAGTGAGCATCAAGCTAGCCGTGCATTTTATGGATATATCTATCGGCAAAAATCAGCTAGCCATGTTTGACGTGGAGAACATGATATGCCTAATAGGCGGGGTAGATTATTTATCTCAAGTGCGCTCAAATTTGGGCGAATAATCAATATTTTCTATCGGCGACGAGAGCTGCGCCGATAGATTAAACGGCTTTTAAAGGCCCTTAAATTTTAAGTCAAAGGAATAAAAATGAGCAAGAAAAACGAAATCATCGAGCAAGACGGCATCAAATACACCGTCGTTACGTTATCAGACGGCAACGAAGTTAAAATCAGGCATCCAAAAGGCAAAGATCTTCGCTTTGCTATGAGCGCAGGCAGAAGCAATGAGGCCGATTTGACCTTTAGGCTAGCCAGCAACCTTACTTGCATGAGCGAAGCGGAGCTTGAGGAGTTAGAGGCTAAAGACTGCTCGCTTATTCTTAGCGCGGTAGCGGGTTTTTTAGCGTAGGCCACACTCGCGAGGGCGTGGCGATAATAGGACACGCGCTTCATTTTTCGTTTGATGAAATTATGGAGTTTTACGTAGACGAATACGAGGATTTTTTAAAAATAGCGATGGAAATTTTAAAGGCTAAACCTCAAAGTTTGGCGTAAAAGATATAGCTTATTAAGAATTTAATAACGCCCTGAAATAGTATGGAGCCAAAGGCGCAAGCAAGAGCTAATTCAATGCTAAAAAAGCCTATTAGCCCTGAAAAAATTAGAGCCGAGGCTACAAAAATGCTAACGCTACCGTCTTTTCCTTCATCAAAAAGGAAATCTATATTAGGCGTAGGGCGATCTTTGACGCACGGGGCTAATCCAAAAGCGTTAAGCAAAGCGAAGATCGGTACGGCTAAGACGGTTCCGAAAAATAGTCCGCCCGCGATATTATCGCTATTTGGCATTTTACCCTCGATCATATAGGCGCCAAGAGTTCCTAAAAGCAGGACGAATAAAAGAAAAATGAGCCGTTTCATGCAGATATTTTAAACTAAAAAAGCCGTAAAGTCAAGGAAAGGAAAACGGACATGGATAGCACGCAAGTGGGTATATTAATTAGCTTAAAAACGGCCGGGTTTAGTGCGTTATCAGGCAATATAAGCTCGCTTAGCAAGCTTAGCGCCGGACTTGAAAAAGTCGGTAAAAACGTTACCGGATTAAATGAAAAAATAGCTAAAATCGGCGCCTTTAAAACAAAGATCGATACGAATTTGGGCAAGATTAGCGGCGAGCTGGGCAAATGGCAAAGCAGCTTAGCTACCGCGGCTAGCTTTGCGGTACCGGTTAAACTCGCCGTAGATTTTGAAAGTTCGATGGCGGAAGTTAAAAAATACGTCGATTTTAAAAGCGAAGACGAGATAAAAATTTTAGGCGAGCAGATAAAACAGCTAAGCCGAGAACTCGGCGTAAACGCAAACGAGTTGGCGCAAATTTCAGCCTCCGGCGGACAGCTTGGGCTGGATAGCTCAAAGATCGCAGACTTTACAAAGCTCGTCTCTAAAATGGGCGTAGCGTTTGATATGAGCGGTAAAGATGCGGGCGATGCGATTGCGCTAACGATGAACAACCTAAAATTAGGAATTGATGAGATAGCAACTCTTGGCGATAAGATAAACTATCTTGACGATAAAATGTCTATGGTAAAAGCAAGAGATATCATAAACGTAATCGGTCGTACGGCAGGCTCAGGCTCGATACTTGGACTTAAAGGCGATAAAATTTCGGCTCTTGCTAGCAGCTTTTTGTCTCTAGGTAAAGCTCCTGAAGTGGCCTCAACAGCAATGAACTCGCTATTTAATAAACTTGCAAATATCGACGGGCAAGACGAGAAATTTAAAAAAGCTCTGCAAAGCATTGGGATGGATGCAAACTACTTAAAGGTTGCAATGGCACGCGATGCTAGCGGTGGGCTTGATATGTTTTTAAACACTCTAGCCAAAGTCGATAAAAAGGCTCAAATGGGCGTGCTAACTAACCTGTTCGGTACTCAATTTGCCGACGATATGGGTTCGCTAGTAAATGCGATCGGTCAATACAACCAGGCTGTAAATTTAGTAAACGATAAAGGAGCGATCGGCAGTACGGACGAAGCGATGAAGGCCAAACTGGCCACCACCAAAAGCGGGCTAGAAAGACTTACTCAAAGCTTTATAACGTTAGGCGTGACGATCGGCGAAGCGTTTTTACCGACGCTAAATTTAATAATATCGGGACTTTCAAAAGTAGCAAACTCTATAATCGCATTTACCAAGGCGTATCCGAATTTTTCAAAGGCGCTATTTGGTATTGCGGGCGGTATGCTCGCTATCATTACAGTGGCTCCTATGCTTAAAATTTTATGGTGGAGTCTTAATATGGCATGGCAACAAGTTAAAATTTTAGGTACTGGCATAAGCTTTTTAAATAGCGTATTTAAACTCAAATATCTATCTACCCTAAAGCTAAACGCTGCATATTTGATTACCGCTGCTCGCATGAAAGCCACGGCGGCCGCTACTTGGATAGCAAACACCGCTGGCAAAGCGTGGGCGGCGACTATGGCGGCGGTAAGAGGCGCGTCTCTCGCGGCTGCGGCCGGCATAAAAATAATGCGCCTAGCCCTAATCTCTACCGGCATTGGAGCCCTGGTAGTAGCTTTAGGAGCGGGCGCGGCATGGATTATCGAAAACTGGGACAAAGTAAAAGCCTTTTTTGAAAATATCTGGGAAAGCGTAAAGCCCTATTGGAAAGCTACTTCAAATTTCTTTAGCTCTATATTTGATTCGGTAGTAGAGTGGTGGAGATCTATCTTTGGAGGCTTTTTTGATTGGATAAGCGAGAAATTTCAGTGGGTCGTAGATACCGTTAGCTCTATCGGCGATGCGCTGGGGGCGGCTACTGATTGGACGAAAGACGCTCTTGGTATAGGAGACGGCAAAGAGAGCAACTGGTATAACCCTTTTTCTTGGTTTAACGACGAAGAGCCTCAAAGCGCGCCGATAAAGGCCAAAGAGGTCTTATCCGCGGCAACCAAGCCCCAGACGACCTATCAAGCCAAGGCCGCGGGGCTAAACGGAAGCGTAAATATAAGCTTTAACGGCGATTTTTTACTTAATTCAAATAACGGTAAATTCGATTTAGAGAGCTTTAAAGCTCAAATAACAAGAGGCGTCAAAGAGGCTTTGAGACGAGATGAATTTAACAGCGCCAACACCGAAATAAGAGAGCAGAGGTAGCGATATGGTCTTAAATTTGGGTGGATTTAAATTTAACTGGAAACAAGTAGGCGGTATATCGCTCGAAACCGAGTTTGGCATAAGCTCGCAGGATCGTATCCAAAATCACCCCGTTTTATTCGCGGCAAACCTCGGAAACCAAACCGTGAGTATAGAGGGGCAGACTATGCCCTATAACGGCGACAAACAAACGGCGTTAAAAAGGCTTTACGAGCTTGCGCACGGTAGGCAAAGCTATCCGCTCACTAACGGAAACGGCAAATACTTCGGTAGATTCGCGGTTATTAAAATCAGCGAAAAACAAGCCGTATTTACCCCAAACGGAGCGTTTTTTAC